GGTATAGGTAGGCATATTTAATCCTCACGGGTAACGACAATACCAGACTTCAGTGTGATTTGTTTTGGTTGAGAAGGCTTCAACTGGAAAATATCTTCAATGTCTTCTGGCTTAATAGTTCCCGCTCTAGTAGCAGTACGTTTAGCCATCTTCTCTTCATCCTTCAGTCTCTCTTCATTCTTCTTCTTGATAATCTGAGCAACAATTTTCATCTTCTTCAAAGTGTCAGCCGTAGGAGTCCCAGTGACAAGACGAGAAGATACATCAGCAATAGAGCCAATCAGAGAAGGATCACCACCAAATGCCTTTACGTCAGCACTACTGATCTGAGTCTCTCCAGCAGCCTTAGCAAGACCACGCTGTGCAGCAGCGACAGCAGCAAAGTTGTTAGTCTTTAGGCCTTCATTGAGAAGACTGATAGCATTGTCAGCAGCATTGATGCTATCACGATAAGGTTTTACAGTAGTGTTTAGTTTGTCTCTAAAATCTAAGACATCTTTAGCTTTGTCAATGCCAGGAATACCTACCTGAACACTAGAAGCACCTGCTGCTGCCCTTTTAGCGGAACGATCAAACAAAGTCTGATTGATAGCTTTAACTTCAGGAGCACTATAGTCACCAATATTGGTCTTTTCACCATAACCAAGCTCAACAGCAACAGCTAAGAAATCAGCAGGAGGTTTAACTCCTTTGTCAGCCTTAGTTATCAGTTCAAGATCTTGATACCGTCCAGTTTCACTAAATCTTTGAATACTTTGGGGAGTATACTTTTCAGCGTTAGCTAGAATAAACTTCTGTCGAGGATCAACAGATTCTTTCTCACGTTCACGTTGAGTTGTTAAGGCTTTCTCTGCACCGATCTTGGCCTCAGTCAGTGCCATCTCCCTTGACTTAGTAGCAGCCTGCTGTGCCAATGCAGGATTGATCTTCTGCAAGGCTTTAGCATACTGCATCATTCCCTCAGCAGTGCTGGTGTCAAACTGAGTAGCCAACTCACGCATCTGTGAAGCCTGAGCCAACAGAGGATCTTGAACACCAGCAGCCCTCAAAAGACCTTGACCTACACGACCAGCATACTTGCCTACGTTAGCAGCCAACTGCTGCTGTACAGGCATCTGAGCAAACTGCTGTGCCTGAGCATCACGAAGATACTGCACTGCCTGCTCAGGAGGCATACCGCCTTGAATCAAAGCGGTTAATTGAGTCATCATGTCAGCAGTAGCCATTAGGGTCCTCCAACTAACTTATTGATCAGGGCAGCAACAGGATCAGCCAACTGATTGATTGCAGTGCTACGCGTAGCAGCATTGATAGCATTAGCTTGCTGCTGTCCTTGCAACTGCATTTGAGCAGCTTGCATAGCAGCAGCACTTGCTTGTGAACCTAAGCCAGCACCCAGAGTCAGCGGAGCCTGTGCTTGTTGTTCAACACCAGTAGCAGCTTGGAAGGCACCAGTGAACGGAGCCAGTGCTTGATTCTGAAGGTTGTAACCAGCACCTTGTAAGCCAAGAGCACCCGACATAAGGCCTTGACCGAACTGAACCTGCTGTTGTCCTGCTTGTTGAGCTTGAGCAGCCAACTGAGCATCCTGCTGTGCAAGAGCGTTGTAGTATGCAGCCATCTCAGGGTTCGTAGCAGCCCTGTCACCAGCAGCAGTAGCACCAGTTGCTAAACCACTACGACCAGTCTGGAAGAGCCTATTACGCACACCGGCAAGCTGTTGTTCACGCTGAGGAGCCAGTAGAGCCTGTTGCTTACTCATCCAATCAGCAGCGGCTGCTTGAGGAGTCTGAGCGACATACTGGTTGCCCAGGTTGAACAATCCTTGAGCACCGGTCTGTACCTGTGGGAAGAACCCCTGAGCCTGCTGTGCTTGCTGTAGTGCTCCACCACCAATGCCCATCAATGCTTCACGCATTGCTGCCACATCAGGAGCAGCTTGGTAGCCAGCACCGATCAGTTCACCGTTAGGACCATAGTTGAAACCGCTCTTACCAAAGCGAGTGGTGACACCTACGGGCCTAAACTGAGAGGCTTGAGCAGCCTGCTGTCCTGCCTGACGAGCAGCGTTAGCAGCTTGGTTAGAAGAGTAGATAGAACCAAACAGTCCTACAAGATCACCAAGGGTAGCCATTAGTAGGTTCCTCCGTTAATAGTACCTGTATAGGTTCCAGACACTGATAAAGCAGCTACTGTAGTAGTTCCAGTAAGAACAGAATCATTGGAATCTGCCTTAGAAGACACAGCAGAAGCAATAGCTACAAACTCAGCATCAATCTCAGTTCCTTTAACCTTCTTGGAAGGATTCCCTGTAGCCAAGGAGTCCTTCACTGCAAAGTTAGTCGTCTTCGTGTAATTACTCATGCTGTCTTTCCTGTCTTAACATATATGTCCAGTTTTTGGATTGAAATTGCATTGGTATTTACTACAGTCTCTAATCCTAGCTGAACAACTTTACCTTGACCACCTACGTTAACAGAGATGTTATTCAGTGTAGAAGGAGTGAATTCAGCAATGCCATACTCTGCAACACCATACTCAGAAGGCACACCAGCAGGAATTGAGAAGGAACGATAGGTATAGTTATCAGTGAAGTCATAACCAATGTTCAAAGACATTGTATAGCCTTCACCACCAACAATTACTGTGCTTACTTTCTTCAGTATCTTAACAACAGTGGGAGCACTGAAATCAAAGTAGTTCGTAAAGTAACGCATATTGTAAGTGCTGGTGTTGTCTAAGTATCCTGTATGATACCCAATGTATCCAGCAAAGCCCATCAGCAGTTCTTTGTCTTTAGTATAGCAGAAAGACTTAGGATTCAGTGTCCATGATGTCGTTCTTGCTGCACCATTTTGTAGCATTGTACGCATATCAAAGCAATATGTCAATGCTGAATCACTGAAAGAAAGCAGATAGAATGCTTCTTTTTCAGAGTATGCTGCTTTGATGTTTGTAGCAACTGCACCAGCAATGGTGCCCACCAAGTCATCACGGATGTTAGAACTTAAGTCACGCATTGGTGCTGACTTCTCTTGGATTACTCGCATCAGAGAGCGTACACCAGTGTCCGACAAGAAGATCACATCAGTGCCGGTATTGACCACTGAATCTCTAGCGATACAGCCAACACCAGTGATAGCATCCTGAAGACTCATAGCAGCAGGATCTTGAGGGTTGTTGTAGATCAGTATCTGACGCTTACCAAAGACAATCAGGAAGCCGTTATGGGCTGCCAGAGCAGTGATCTCATCAGGGCCAGCAGGCCATATCTCAGTGATGTCTAAGGTGCCACTAGAGCCTGTATTGAGCACATATCCAAGTAACAGATCAGAGAACTGAATCAGAGACTTGTCTGTTGCTGTAGCTGCTGACCATGTACGACCATAAGCACTGATAGCACAGGAGGACTGTTGCACAGTTCCTAAGTATCCTGTCTTTTCAGACACCCTACGGTATGTCACATCAGACACAGTAGGATCAAATATCAGTGGAGTGTGTCCAGACTGATACAGATACAAGATGTTGTTTAAAGAACACATCTGCCAGTGACTGTCGGTGATCGTAGGTGCAACACCACCGCCACCATAAGTCAATTCAGACAGAGTAGAACCAACGAGCTTGAACAGTTTGTTGTTACCGGCTGCTACAGTGTAAGCAGTACCGTCTTCAGTAATTAACTGACCGATGCTTTTGACATCAGCAGATCCTAAAGCACCTAGTGTAGTGTGCTTAGGTAGCCAACCCTTACGAGCACCTATACGACCAAACTTGTCAATAACACAGTTCTCAGCAATGGTTGCAAAACCAGACTCCAAGGATACTGAACTCTCTTGGGTGTTCAGTCCCATGAAGCCTGGGGCTGCTATGGTATTTGTTAGAAGTTTAGCAGCCATTAGACTTCAGCCCATACAACTTCTTCATCATACCTGTTACGCTCCAGTGCAATAGCATCTGCAAGAGCAAGACGATACTGCTGATACAGTTCAGCAAAGGGCTGACCAGAGTCTTCACCACGCTCAGAGATTGCCTTAGCGTGTGCTAAAAGAACAACCAGATGAGAAGGTACTTTGAGGACATCAGCATTAGCACTGAGATCCAGTTGAGGAACCTTCAGTTCAAACCGAAGACTGTATACGTTATCAGGAACAGGCCACACCTTGACAATGGTATCGTCACCAGAGACACCGTCGTAGACATAGTATTCAGGCCTGCTGCTCATCGTAGGACTGATGTAGAACTGACGATTCATCCACACCCGAGGAGCTTGGTCTAAGGAGTAATCAGCAGTGTCGTTAAGTACATCACTGGTAGTGAATCGTTGTCCTGATCCTGTAAGGGTATACTGACTTGTGCCAGCAACAGTAGGAACAATGATAGTCTCAGACAGGCAGTTCCAGTCATGTGCGTCTTCAACTTCTCGTTTAGCATCATTGACTAAAATACCAATAAGACTACTATAAGGAGTGTCTGACACACTGGTTACTTCGTTTTCCCTGAGTCTTACAAGTACATTGTTCACAAGTTGTAAGTAAGTAGAAGACATTGTTGTTCCTTTATAAAGTTATACAAAATAACTTATTTCTAATGTCCCATTATTTACAATAGGATATGAAGCTCCAGGAGTTACAGCAATATTAGTATATACTGTGGTTGTAGCTGCGTTTCCTCTAGTACCTCCTAAGAAACTCAAAGAAAAAGCTGTTGTATGGTCTTGAGTATAGTAAGGAATAATAATTCCTCCATTAGATCCTGTAGCATTTATGGAAGTTGTTATTGCGCCAGAAGTAGGAAGAGTCCAATTTAAAGAACAAGTACCGTAAGCATCTATAGTACCACTTCCATTTTGCTGAGCCCATAAAGTATTTGTAGCAGTATTAAACCAAACAAAGTAAGAACCTGTATTTAAGAGGTATCTAATTGAAGGAGCCCCTGTATTTAATGTAGAAAGCCTGTTAGTAAAATGAGAATACAAACTGGAATAATCAGTCCATCCGGTATCCGTCATAGAAAACCCTAAAACAGGAGCGCCATTTACATCGTATAATTTAGTTGATGCTACACTGTCTGCTCCTTTTCCTACTGCTGTATAAATTCTATTTACACCATTTGGAGCCACCCATGTAGAATTTCCTAATGGAAGAGTTTCAAATACAAGTTTTCGAGAACTTAAAAATCCATAAGCATTGGCAGCGGCTGTTCCCTTAAAACCTACTAAAGGCATTGTAATTCCTTAAGCAAAACGGGTCTGGGATTCAAAAACAGTAAATGTTGCATTAGCTGTTTTTACAATAGTTATTGCATAGGCATCGATACTGGAAGAATTTCCCGCAATAGGAGCAGAACCGCCCTGCCATTTAGGAGTAACACTCGCCCCGTCAATAGTAAGAGCAGTCTGATAATAAGCAGTAGCGCCATTAGTAACAAAGAAAGCAAGAGTCATCGATTGCCCTGTAGACATGATACTATTGAGTGTATTTGTACCGTTTCCTCGCACATTCAATGTCCAGTTTCCAGAAGCATTGGTAGTATAGTACAAGACTGCTTGAGTCATTACATCAAAATTGATAGTGCCTGTAGCGGCAGTTGCTGAGATTGTAATCTTTTCCCTTGCTCCAGCAGTTAAGGAAGCAGCATCAGCCTCTTGATTACCAAGACTACCAACAACCTTGACAATGTTACCACCAGAGTCTTTGGTGTACAGCTTCTTGTCAGTTACGTTGACAGCCAGTTCACCTTGAACAAGATCACCAGTGCCCGGCACAGCAGCAGCAGTGCTACTATTCTTTGTAATCAGTGTTGCCATTTAACCTCCAAATTTACCTTCGTACCATTGTTGCAAGGGTGTAGCCACATCTCTAGGAGTTTGAGGCATGTAAGTGTTATAATACTGTTGGATTGCCTTGTAGTAATCAGCGTTACCTACAGGCACAGGAGTCGTGGGAGCCATCGGAGTGAAACCACCACCGCTGCCACCACCGCCACCTCCAAGCATCCCTAATGAAGAAATAGTGGTGAATGCTTTGAGTAGATCAGCTAGAGTCAATCCACCAGCTAACGTAGCAGCAGTATCAGCAGCAGTTTTGCTATCAGTTGCTTCTAATGTTTTATCATAGACAGTTGTCTGAGTGCCTGTCATTCCAGGGCCGTACAAATCGCTTGGCTTAAAAGAAGCTACAACATTATCAGTATTTGACTTGTCTTTAGTGCCTGTGACATCAATCTGTTGAGGACCAACATCAGGGCCCGGAGAAGCAACAGTATCAAGTGCTATGATTGTTGAAGGAAGATTCTTAGTGTCTGTTGCTTTTGTTCCAGTGGTTGTAACAGTTTGATCAACAGGCTTTTGAGGACCAACACCGGGACCAATAAGTGAAGGATTAACAGTAGCTAGGATGTCACCTAAGTTAAACGTAGGTGCCCTATCTCCAGTAATAGTTACTTGTTGATTCAAA